ATAATAACTGATCAACTTCGTATATTAAACGCAAAGGATTTTGTTGCTAGTGTTGCTTCCACTAGCAATTCTTTCTATTCGTTTGTTGGATTACCTAATCCAACTGATGTTGATGCAAGTTGGGATAGTAGTCCTCCAGATCCCAGAGACAATTTTAATGAGGAGAACAATTATTGGGACACAATGATTGCCCTCAAAAAAATTGATGCTGATGACGTACAGCAAGTAGTTAGAAAAATTACTTGGCGCTCTGGTACAACTTATGATATGTACCGTAATGATATTAAAGCAGAAAATCCATCAAAACCTTCTAACGTTGTTAGTTTATATGAAGCAAATTATTATGTGATGAACTCTGATTTCAGAGTTTACATTTGTCTTCAAAATGGATCTAACCCTGAGAATCCAAGTGGAAGAGCATCTCTTGATGAACCTACTTTCACAGATTTAGAACCTAAAGAGGCAGGAACTAGTGGTGACGGATATATCTGGAAATATCTTTATACAATCAAACCTGGTGATATTGTAAAATTTGATTCGACTGATTTTATGCCAGTCCCTAAAGACTGGACTACTACAACTAATGCCAATATTTCAGCAGTAAGAAATAACGCTAGCACAAGTGGACAATTGAAAATTGTCACAGTCACTAATAGAGGTGTTGGATTAGGAACTGCCAATAGAACTTACACACAAGTTCCTATTAAAGGTGATGGAAATGGTGCTGAGTGTACTGTTTCAATTAACAACAATTCCAAAGTAGAATCCGTAACAATATCCAAAGGCGGATCAGGTTATACATTTGGAACTGTAGATTTAGTTGCGGGTAATGTTCCAGGCGGAACTACAGCACCCATCTTCGATGTAATGATACCGCCACAGGGTGGACACGGAGCAGATATTTATCGAGAACTCGGTGCAAGAAATGCCCTTATATATTCTAGAATTGAAAATGATACCGAGAACCCAGATTTTATCACTGGTAATGAAATCGCTAGAGTAGGGTTAGTTCAAAATCCTAAAGCTTATAACACCACAACAAATTTAGGACTTGATAAAGCTGCTGCTACTTATGCGTTAAAGCTAACGGGTGCTGGTTATAGTTCTGCAACATTTACGGCAGATGCTTTTATAACTCAAACCGTTGGACTCGGTTCAACTGCTGTTGGTAGAGTTGTGTCCTATGATCAAGTAACTGGGGTTCTAAAATACTGGCAAGATAGATCCACTGCGGGATTTAACACGGACGGAACCAAGAATACGAGTCCTGAATATGGATTCAGAATGAACAGGTTTACACCAAATATTGCTTCTGGTGGATCGTTTGATATTATTGGTGGATCTGCAACTCTTGCTATTCAAACTTCATTTACAGGTGTATCAACCGAAATAAATAGTCGTACTTATTACCTAGGGCAGTCCTTTAATGAGGGTGCTGCTCAACCTGAAGTTGAAAAATATACGGGTAATATCATTTACGTAGATAATAGGCCCTCGATTACAAGATCGTCTAGTCAAAAAGAAGATATCAAAATTATCTTGCAGTTCTAAGGAATTATGTCACAGGAAACCAATCTTAACGTCGCTCCATATTTTGACGACTTTGATCCTCAGAAGGATTATTATAAGGTTTTATTTAAACCCGGTTATCCAGTACAAGCAAGAGAATTAACATCTCTTCAATCAATCCTGCAGAATCAGGTTGAAAAGTTTGGACAGCACTTTTTTAAAGAAGGTGCAAAAGTAATTCCCGGAAATACAACATATTCAACTAACTATGCATGTGTTGTTCTAGAAAACACATATCTTGGAGTTCCTCTTTCTGATTATGTTGATCAATTAGTGGGATCCCAAATCACTGGACAACAATCTGGTGTAAATGCTACTGTTGATAATTATATTCTTAGTTCTGATTCTACTAGAGATCAAGTCACATTATATGTTAATTATTCTGGTTCAGGAACAAATAATCAGGAGAGTGTTTTTAGATCTGGTGAACTTTTAAGTTCAAATGTCACCATTTCTACTGCGAATACACTAATTGCTGAAGGTGTTCCTTTTGCATCCACTGTAAGTAATGATGCTATAGCGACTGGATCTGCATATTTTATTAGTAATGGTGTATACTTTGGAAAAGGAACTTTTCTAAATGTATCCGATCAAACTTTAATTTTAGATCAATATAGTAACACTCCAAGTTACAGAATTGGATTGTTAATTGAAGAAACTATTATTAACCCTGATCTTGATCCTTCCTTAACAGACAACTCCGCCGGTTTTAACAATTTCGGAGCACCTGGTGCAGATAGACTTAAAATTACAGCATCATTATTTAAAAAAGATTTAACAGATTACGATGATAGTAATTTTGTTGAGATTGGAACTGTAGTTAATGGCGTATTGCGTGAGAGAAACACCAGCGATTATTCTTTTATCACTGACGAATTAGCGAGGAGAACATATGCTGAGTCTGGTGACTATTATGTTAAGTCTTTTGGACTTAATGTAAAAGAGTCTTTAAATGATCGAGAAGGAAATAGAGGATTATTTAACGCAGATCAAACAACATATTCTGGATCCACACCATCTGACGATTTGGCAATCTATCAGATTTCCCCCGGTAGAGCATTTGTAAAAGGATATGATATCAAGACAACTGCACCTACATTCCTTGATGTTCCAAAACCGAGAACAACAAAAACTCTTAAACAACAGCAGATCAACTATAAGACAGGTGAGACACTCAAACTTAATAGGGTTCACGGTTCTCCAACCATAGGTATTGGTAATACTTATGTATTAAGTCTCAGAGATGCCAGAGTTGCTAATAGTGCAACTGGTATCTCTGGTAAAGAAATTGGATTGGCAAGAGTTTATGACTTTAGATTAGACTCGGGAACTTATAATGCCTCCAATTCTAACGTCAATGAATGGGGAATATCACTTTTTGATGTTCAAACCACCACTGAATTTACATTAAACGAAACTATTACATTATCAGTACCCACTTTCATCAAAGGTAAAAATAGTGGTGCAACTGGATTTTTAAAAGAAGCAGCGACTGATACAAAATCTCTTGTATTATATGAAACCTCTGGTAAGTTTATTACAAATGAAAACTTCATTATTGATGGAGTTGAAAATCCAAGGGTAGCAACAGCGATCACTTCTTATGGTATTGGTGATGTATTATCAGTTTTTGGTAGTGCAAATGGTGCTGAAGTTGGAGCAGCGAGAACTTTCTCCGCTGATGTAGTTCTCTCTCCTAATTTTAACATCGGAATTGCATCTATCACTGCTACCGCCGCTAACACATCGACACTTAGATCTACCAATCCCCTTTTCCCCGGACAAATCAAGTTAGGAAACATCATTTCTTTCACCGGTAATCTATCTCAGGATCCAACTTTTGGATCTGTTACTGGTATTACAACATCAACAGTAACAATTGTTGGTGTATCAACAGTTGAAGGTGTTGCTAATGGTGCTCTTCCAACATCAGCAACCACTCTTAATGATGTTAAGGTTATTGCTGGCAATCTTGGTGTGGATGATGACGGCACCCTCTTTACTGAATTACCTAAGAGTAACGTCTCAAATGTAGACTTAACTGATGCCACGCTTACGATCAGAAAAACTCAGCAGGTGAACATTACTGATAATAAGTTATCTGCTGCTGTTACCACTGAATCGAATGAAACATTTTTGCCATTTACCCCCGAAAGGTATACTCTTATCAGAAGTGATGGCACCACTGAAGAACTTACCTCAGATAAGGTTCAATTAAATTCTGGTTCTAATCAATTAGAAATTTTTAATCTTGGTGCTGATGATGATGCAACTCTTGTTACAACTATTTCTAAGATTAAACCTAAGGCAAAAAATAAATTAAAAAATAGAGTCAATACTGTTCTTATTGATAAGTCTGTAAAGAGTGCGTCTGGAATTGGTTCTACAACTCTTAATGATGGACTGACTTTTGGTAACTATCCTTTCGGAACAAGAGTTCAAGACGAACACATTTCACTGAATACTGCAGACTTGATTGAAGTTCATGGAATCTATGAATTAGCAACCGATCCATCTGTAGACAACACGGATCCCTCCTCTCCCACAATGATCCTGTCCAATCTTACAGGGACAACAGCAAAAACTTCTGATCTTGTGATTGGGGAATCCATAGTTGGTGAAACCTCAGGTGCTCATGCTATTGTTGCTGTAAAACAAACAGATGCTAAGATTGCATTCCTTCCTAAAAATCAAATTAGTTTCAAAGAAGGTGAGATCGTTGTATTTGAAGAATCTGAAGTAAGAGGATCTTTAACAACTTTAGATGTTCCTAGTAAAGACATTTCATTTAAATATACTTCCTCTAACGGACAAAATGGTGAGTTCTTTAATTATGGTGTGCTGAATAGAAAAAGTGGTGAAGAAGCACCTCAGAGAAAGGTTATTGTATATTTTTCAAATGGGTATTTTGATTCTACAGATGATGGAGACATCACCACTGTAAATTCGTATAATAATTTTGATTATGGCACAGAAATTGAAAGTGTCAATTTCATCAGAAATTCTGACATCATTGATATTCGTCCTAAGGTTTCTGATATTGCAACAGTATCGGAAGGTGATAGATCTCCATTAGAGTTTAATGGTAGATCATTTAATGTAACTGGAAACTCCGCACCAAATATTCTCGCTTCAAATGAAGGGATTCTTACAGACTTCTCCTTCTATCTTGGAAGAATTGATAGAGTTTACCTGACAAAAGATGGTGTTTTCCAAGTCAAGTATGGAACTCCTGCAGAAAATCCTGAAAGGCCCACATCCGTAGATGATGCGTTAGAGATTGCCACAATCACTTTACCTCCTTTCCTCTATAATGTAACTGATGCTTCTAAGAAATTCTTGGAGCACAAGCGTTACAGAATGGTTGATATCAAGCAACTTGAAAACAGAATCAAGAACTTAGAGTTCTTCACATCTCTCTCACTGCTTGAAACAAACACTGCAAATCTCTTTGTCCCTGATGCAAACGGACTTAATAGATTTAAGTCTGGATTCTTCGTTGATAACTTCACATCTTTCCTTGCTCAAGAAGACTCCGTAGATCTGAAAAACAGTGTTGACTTCAATCAAAAAGAAGCACGTCCTAAGCATTATACAACACAAACTGATTTAACTCAAAGTCTCACTGGATCCGGTGATCTCAGATTTACTGATCCTGATGGAACAAATATCAGAAAGACAAATGATATTGTCACCCTTGATTACACGGATGTTGAATGGTTATCACAACCTTTCGGTACAAGAACTGAAAGTGTTACACCTTTCATCATTGGATTCTGGGTTGGAGCACTAGAACTTCTTCCTGCCTCTGATTCTTGGACTGATCAAGTTAGACTCGAAGCAAATATTGTTCAGACTGAAGGTAACTTTACAGAAACACTTGAAAGAGCAACCAGAACACTAAACGTAGATCCTCAAACAGGATTCGCACCTGCGATCTGGAACTCTTGGGTTAATAGTTGGACTGGACAAGAAGAAGTTCTGGGATCTGAAACCAGAACAGCTATTCAAAGAAGACAGTTTGATCGTGGAAGAACAAGATTTGATGTAACTA